TTGTTAATACTGATAATATTGTTGACCCATATGCCCAGAATGATATTTTTGAAAGTGAGGGTGATGGCATTCTCGACTTTACAGAACGTAATCCATTTGGAAACCCATAAATAGTGTATCATCTTGTTTGAAAAATGTTTGAGTATTTCTACCACGAAATATTAAGAAGAACCGTCATAGGATTTGGAACGCTCTTCAATGATATTAACATCCGACACACCGATTCATCGGATAATACTGTAAGCGAACTTAAAGTTCCACTTGCATATGGTCCCACTCAAAAGTTTTTAGCAAGTAGCAGATCTGAATAAACCAACACAGTTATCCTTACCTCGGATGTCTTTTGAGATGATTGGTTTAAACTATGACTCTGCAAGAAAAGTAACTTCTACTCAAACATTTATTTCTTCTCTTGAGACAGATAAGAAAAAGGCAAGAAAAACTTTCATGCCCGTTCCATATAATATGTCATTTGAACTAAGTGTGTACACAAAGTTAAATGATGACATGCTTCAAATTGTAGAACAAATTTTACCTTATTTTCAACCTTCATATAATTTAACCGTAGATCTTGTAGATCAAATTGGAGAAAAAAGAGATATTCCTGTGGTATTTGAAGGTATCACAATGTCTGATGATTATGAAGGAAATTATCAAAAAAGTTACTGTTGGATATGCTTCAGGAGCAAAAACTTCAACTCCATCGAGAGAGTTTACGTATAGTGTTGAACCAAGACCAACTAAGAGTTATTCAAATAATATAATTACTTCACTAAAAGCAGATATTACAGATATTGCGACTGTTATTGAAGTCAATGACGCATCTTCTGTTGCAGTTGGCGGTGTTCTTGTTATTGACGATGAAAACTTCCGCGTTGCATCCAAGTCTGGAACTAAAATAACCGTTGAAAGAGGATTTGATTCAACAACGGCAACTAATCATGTATTGGGTACAGATATTAAATTGATTACTTCAGCAGACGCAGATCTTATTGAATTTGGTGATAACTTTGGTTTTGATGGTTTCTAATTTTCATGGCAAATAAATTTGACAATTTAAATGATACTTTCAACGTTGCTGGAGATATAGTTCCAACAGCAACAGAAAATACTGAAGTTATTCAACGGGAAGAAAAAAAGGAAAAACCTCCTTCTGATGATGTTAGAAAGGATTACGAATATACAAGAGGCAATTTATATTCAATAATTGAAAAAGGACAAGAAGCGATTAATGGTATTCTTGAGTTAGCACAAGAAAGCGAAATGCCTAGAGCATATGAAGTTGCAGGTCAACTTATCAAAAATGTTTCTGATGCAACAGATAAATTGATGGACCTTCAGAAGAAGTTGAAGGATATTGACGACTCAAGTAAAACTAAAGGTCCAACTAATGTTACTAATGCATTATTTGTTGGGTCAACTGCTGATTTAGCAAAGATGCTTAAACAGCAAAAAACAGAGGATAAATAGTTAAAAAAGTAAAATGGCAGCAACTCCTGCAGTAAATATAACAATACCTCAAGGTGCAGATTTCAGTCAGGTTTTTACCGCAAAAGAAACTGATGGTTCTGTAAGAGATTTAACAGACTATACTGGTTCTGCTAAGGTAAAAAAGCATCCAGGGTCATCTTCTTCTAGTGACTTCACTGTTGGCATCACAAGTGCCACTGGAAAAGTTTCTATTGCAATGACTTCAGGAGTAACTGTTGCTCTCAATTCTGGTAGATATTACTATGATGTAAAAATTGTGTCTGGTGTAGGTACAGTTTCTCGTCTTGTAGAGGGGATGGCATTTGTCACTGCTGGCATTACAACCTGAGTATTTTAATAAATAAGACAGGAAGAAAAATTCCAAAGTACCCCTGTTACTAATAAAATGTCTAAGGATGAGTTGCCGTCAATAAAAGATTTTAATGGAGATGACAATCTCCCATCAATTAAGGATTTTTTTACAGAAGAGAAAGCAGAGGAACTCCCTTCTATAGAAGAGTATATTGAAAAGGAAGAAGAGATATTAGATGAAGCAACTCAAACGATTGAGGATGCAGATGGAAATTCGTTTACAGAAATAAAAGATATTGTTCCACCTTGGCCAGAATTGGTTAAGATGGTTAATGATGTTAGGGCAGATATTCCTGACATTCCAGAAATTAAATATTATGATAAAGAACTTGAAGATCTTGCAGAGCAAATCTCTAGAGTTAGAGATGAGATTCCAGAAGTTCCAGAAGTAAGATATTACGAAAAAGAAGTTGAAGCGATCTGTGAACAGATTGATCATGTCAGAGAGCAAATTAAAGACCTCCCAGAGGTCAAGTACTATGATGAGCAGGTTGACGCAATTGAAGATAGAATTGACACTCTTCAGACAGAAGTAACTAACCTTCCAGAAGTAAAGTATTATGATAGAGAAATTGAAGCAATCTGTTCAGCAATTGATCAAGTTCGTTCAGAAATTCCAAATTTTCCAAAGTGGGTTAATGAAGTAAATGAAGTTCCTGACTTCTCCTGGATTGGTAAAACTTTTAGTGTCATTGACGATGACTTTACTAAAGTCAATGATAGTATCGATACTCTGAAAGAAAACATTCAACTTGATATTACAAAATTAATTGAAGATGTTGAAGTTAAGCATTTTGAAAGCAAAATTAAATCTGAAACTGAAGTAAAAGAACTCGATATTAAAGTAGAAGAAGAGAAGAACAAGATTTGGAAAGAACTTCGTGATTCTTCCATGAAGATATGGGAATATCACAGAGAGTTCAAAGATGATGACCGCAAGCTCAAGAAACAGATTCTTGGAGAATATAACAGTCTTAAACAAAATATAAAGAAAGAACTTAAGGAAGTAACTGAAGAAAGTGTAAAAACTGATGAACTTCTCTTAAAGTATTTTACTGAGTTAAGAGAAGAAGTATCTGAAATCGTAATTCCAGAAGTAAAATATTATGATGAGGATTTGCGCGATATCAGAGGAGACATTGCAAGTCTAAAAAGTTTAGTTCGTACTATCAAGACTGAACAGAAAAATTTATCAGAAGGTCTTCTTAATGAACCTCCTAGCGAGAAAGAATCTATAGGAGGACAACCTGATCCATTAACACCAATGGATCAAAACTTTGCAACTCTTGATGACTTATCAAGTCACTATAGATTATTCATCAATAGAATTCAACAACAAATCTCTACCATTGGTGGAGGTGGTGCAGGATTTATCAAAGATCTTGATGATGTAACTTTTGATCAAACTACTGGGACCAATAAACTTCTTATCTATGATGGTGCCAAATGGGTAGGTATTGCTAGCACAGCAATATCAGGTTCTTCTGCAACAACATTAGATGAAGTTTTATCCGAGGGCAATACATCAACAACAGGAATGTCCGTTGGCGTTGTCACAGCAACTAATATTATTGCATCTACTGCTACTTTTAGTGGTAATGTAAACGTTGGTGGAACTATTACATATGATGATGTAACTAACGTTGACTCACTCGGACTAGGTACGTTCAGAAGCGGGGTAGAGGTTAATACAGGTACTGCACAGACTGCATTGATTGTCCGTGGTGATGCAAGAGTTACTGGTGTTCTTACGGTTGGTGAAGCATCAGTCACAATTGATGGTGATAATAATATTATTAATGTTGGTATTGTTACTATTTCAAATAGTGAAGTTATCATTGGTGAAAATGTCAGCATCAACTCTAGTGCAACTGGTATTAACTCCGCACCAAATGTTTTCTATGTTGCTAAGGATGGAAATGATGCCAACAATGGAACATCCATCGACAATGCAAAACTTACTATTAAGAGTGCAGTTTCTATAGCATCATCTGGTTCAGTTATCAAAGTACTGTCTGGCAACTATGTTGAAGACAACCCCATTGAACTTCCTGCATTTACTGCAGTTGTTGGTGATGATCTAAGAACTGTAAAAGTTCTCCCAAACAATGCAACACAAGATTTATTTCATGTAAACAAAGCATGTAAATTAGCTAATATGACTTTTTCTGGTCATCTTGATCCAGCAGCGGCAGTTGCATTCCCAGATGCAGGTGCAACTAATGTTGGTGGTGGCAAATGGAAAGGTCCATATATTCAGAACTGCACAAGTGACACAACTACGGGAACTGGAATCCGAGTTGATGGTGATAAAGCGGTAAAAACTAAGTCAATGAATGTTGATGCATTTACGCAATACAATCAAGGTGGTGTTGGTGTTGCTGTTACTAATGAGGGTTATGCTCAGTTGGTTTCTGTCTTCACTATTTGCTGCGATAAAGCAATTACGGTCCACAAAGGTGGACAAGCAGATATTGCCAATAGCAATTGCAGTTTTGGTACGCTTGGTTTAGTTGCTGACGGAAAGGGTGTTCTTCAATATATCGGAACTTGTACTGCTGCTGCTGCCGCTGCCCAAGATGAAATTACTATTAACATTGGAACAGCAACCACACGTCCATATGATGGACAGATTGCATTTTTTGGAGAACTATTTGAATCAGTACAAACTATTTCTGTAGGGTCTGGAGGAACTGGATATACATCAACACCAACTGTTGTTGTTGATGCTCCCACAGGACCGAGTGGAGAGACTGCAACAGCGTTTGCAACATTAGAAGGTGAATCTGTCACCTCAATCACTATTATTAATAGCGGTAGTCAATATCAATCTACCCCAAGTGTAACAATTAGTGCTCCTAATGTAGGAGTTAATACTGCTACAGCAACAGCAAATATGTCTCCGATATATTACACGATAAATAGTTCGACACCAATAGTATCTGGAATAACTACGGTAACTTTTGAAGAAAATTTAATTAATGCAGTTGGTGTAGGAACATCGGTTCATTTCTTCCAACAAAGCAAAATTATTGCTAGTTCACATACTTTTGAATATATCGGTGCTGGCAACACAATTACGGAAGCAACTCCAAAACGTGGTGGTATCACTATTCAAGCAAATGAAGTTACTAAGACAAATGGAGGCAATGTAGTTTATACTAGCACTGACCAATCTGGTAACTTCAAAATAGGTGATGACTTACAAATCAATCAAACTACTGGCACCATTAGTGGAAGAGCATTCTCTAAGAGTTTGTTCTCAGAAATGACACCCTTTATTTTAGCACTAAGTTAAGATGGCACAATTAGCACTTAATAGATTTCAAACAGAAACACTTGAAATCACAACATCAGACCAGACAGCATATACTGCACCTACTGGTTATACTGCCATTGTGCTTTATGCACATGTGACAAACACTTCTACTACTGCAGCATCTTTTACAGTATCACACGTTAGAAGTTCTACAACTACTGAAATTGTAAAGGATGCAACTGTTCCTCCAAATGATGCATTCATTCCTTTGGATGGAAAACTGGTTTTAGAAACAAGTGACTCTATAAAAATATCTGCAAGTGCAGATAATAAATTAAAGTTAATTTTGAGTATTTTGGAGACTGCTACCTAATGCCAAAACTCCTCAGTCAAAAAAACTTTCAAAATTTATCTACTTCTACTTTAACAACTACATCAACAAGTCAAGTTGCTTTAGATGTTTTTGATGCCGATCAGTTTAGATCTGCTAGATATCAAATTCAAGCAAGTAGTGGCACTAGTCACCATACTGTAGAGTTTATTATTGTTCATAATGGAACAACCACCTACAACACAGAATATGCTGTAATTGTTATTGGCAGTTCTTTAGCATCTTTTGACAGTGACATTTCAAGTGGAAATGTAAGACTTCTCATAACACCTGCAACTGCTACATCCACTACATTTAAGGCAATAAGAACGACAATTAACACCTAAATAAAAAACAAATAGTAAAAACTATGAAAACTCTTATCAAAACTGATACTAAAGTATCTTTATATATTTTTGAAGACTCTGAAACTGTAGATGTTCAGAATAATAAAGTTATAATTGGAGATCCAGAAAAATTAATTATTGCTGATTGCAATTCTGCCAATGTTACGTTAGTAGAAGGTGTAACCAACCCCAGCGAATGGATCGGTCACAAGTATCTCTATGATGGTGAATGGAAATCTAATCCAGATTATGTGGCACCAGAAGAATAATAATCTAAATAAAAAGAGACTCTTTTTAAAATGCAAGAAGGTTGGTCTGACAAATACAAAAAATCAATCGATTGCAATAATCCAAAAGGGTTTTCGCAGAGAGCACATTGTCAAGGTCGCAAGAAAAAAATGAGTGAAGAGAAAAAAGACCACGAATACCATATGGCTAGGTCTCAACTCAAAACAATTAAGAATGCTGCCAACCGTCTTGAAAAGAAGATGGGTAAAAAAGGTGAGGGTGAACTCAAAGCATGGGTTCAATCTAAAATCACCAAGGCAGCAGACTATATTGACACTGCGGCAGATTATGTAACTAATGAAGAAACTGTAAATGAAGAGGGTCTTCGTGACTGGTTTGGTAAGTCCAAATCAAAAGATGGTAAAGGTGGTTGGGTCAATGTTGTAACAGGTGGAACCTGTGCAAGTGATGAACCTGGTGAAGGAACACCAAAGTGCGTCTCTTCTGCAAAACGTGCCAGCATGAGTAAAAAAGAAAGACTTTCTGCCGCTAGAAGAAAGAAAGCAGCAGACCCTGGTCAACAACAAAAGACTGGTGCAGCAAAACCAACTTACGTTTCTACTGATCCTAAAAAGAAAATGAAAGAATCAAAAGAGCAAGGTAGTGGAACGAAAGATGCTTGTTATCATAAGGTCAAGTCTCGTTATTCTGTCTGGCCTTCTGCTTATGCTTCGGGTGCTCTGGTAAAATGCCGTAAGGTAGGTGCTGCTAATTGGGGCAATAAGTCTGAGGGTTTCACACCTTCTCAAATTAAAGCACTTGAAGAAATTGGTGCTATTGAAATTAATGAAGCAGGACAAAAGTGCTGGAAAGGATATGAAAAGAAAGGCACTAAAATGATGTTTGGCAAACGTTATAATAATTGTGTCAAGAAAGAAGAAGTTGAAGAAATTCAAGGTATTGAAGAGGCAGTAAGAATTCCAGCAAAGAATGGAAACATTATTATGGTCAATCTTGGATGGAAAGGTAAGTATTATTCTATCAAGATGTTCTTCCCTCAAATTAATAAACCAAGTAGAAAAGATGTTCAGGATCAGATAGAAAAAGTCTATCCTGGTGCAAAGTTGTACACTTTCGTAGTATCTAACTATGAACCAGGAGAACCAATGCTCCACACAGAAGGAGCAGCATGGACAAAAAAAGAAGGAAAAAACAAAGAAGGCGGACTTAACGAAAAAGGACGAAAGTCTTATGAGAAGGAAAATCCAGGATCAGACCTTAAAGCACCTTCAAAGAAGGTTGGAAATCCCAGGAGGGCATCCTTCTGCGCTAGAATGAAAGGAATGAAAAAGAAACTAACTAGTAAGAAGACCGCTTCTGATCCAGATAGCAGAATTAATAAGTCCCTCAGAGCATGGAATTGCTGATGAAAACTTTTAAACAATTAGATATTTAATTAAATTATGTCTGATAATGTATACCTTGGCAATCCAAATTTAAAGAAGGCAAATACTGCGATTGAGTTTACTCAAGAACAAATTCTTGAGTTTATGAAATGCAAAGAAGACCCTGTTTATTTTGCAAACAATTATATTAAAATTGTTTCACTAGACGAAGGTTTAACACAATTTCATCCATATCATTTTCAAGAAAAGTTAATTAATAACTTTCATGAGAATCGATTTAATATCTGTAAGATGCCACGACAGACGGGTAAGTCTACCACCGTGGTGTCTTATCTTTTACACTATGCAGTTTTCAACGATAGTGTCAACATTGGTATTCTCGCAAACAAGGCAGCAACTGCTAGAGAACTTCTAGGAAGGTTGCAAACAGCATATGAAAACTTGCCTAAATGGATGCAGCAAGGTATTATATCTTGGAACAAAGGTTCACTGGAGTTAGAAAATGGCAGTAAAATATTGGCAGCTTCTACGTCTGCAAGTGCTGTCCGAGGT